AGGTTCGATTTGAATGGAATGGTAAGCTTTGCAACTTTGTAGGTGAGCCTACAGGACAAACGATTTTATTAATGTAGTTATTTTGGGTTTATGTTAAACTGAAAAAGCCTTGGCTAAGTGGTCAAGGTTTTTTTTATAACTTTGAAACTGAATAAACAGTTTATTTCACATGGGACAAAACGGAGGCGCAAGGCCAGGAGCTGGGAGACCACCAAAGGCCGACGAGATTAAGATAATAGAACAAATGGACGCAATCGCAGTTCCTGAAGAGGCTTGGAAAGCGCTTTGGAATAGATGCAAAGACGGTGACATTCAGGCAATTAAAACTTGGCTAAATTATCGCTTTGGAATGCCTAAGCAGACCGTTGACGTTACAACGCAAGGCGAAAAGGTAACGCCGCCTATTGAGTGGCTTAAATCCAAATAATGGAATCAATAAAGCTATTAGACAAATACCAGCCTTTATTTTATGAAGAGCCACAAAATCGGTATTTCCTAATTACTGGCGGCCGCGGTTCGGGTAAGTCCTGGACTCTTTCGTTATTTCTTTTAAACCTTACTTACGAGGAAGGCCACGTTATTTTATTTACGCGTTGGACGCTAACAAGTGCGTTTATTTCGATTATTCCTGAATTTATCGACAAAATCGAGTTAATGAATAAAGCGGAAGACTTTGAAATAACACAGTCTGAAATCATAAACAAGGCCACAGGCTCAAAGATTTTGTTTCGTGGTATCAAGACCAGCCAAGGCACGGCAACGGCTAATCTAAAGTCAATTGCTGGCGTTACAACCTTTATTCTTGACGAATCGGAGGAATTAATGGACGAAGATGTTTTCGACCGCATAGACCTTTCTATTCGAGCGGTAAACAAGCCAAACCGCGTTATTTTGGTAATGAATCCGAGTTACAAGTCACATTGGATTTATAACAGATTTGTAAAGTATCCAAGGGAAGACACAAATTACATTCATACCACCTATCTAGACAATAAAAACAATTTGTCTCCGTCTTTCGTGGCTCAGGCTGAAAGGACAAGAACGGAAAACCTACATCGATACAATCATTTATTCCTTGGCCATTGGCTCGAAGATGCTGAAGGAATGTTGTGGAATAGGCAAATAATTGAACGCCTTAGAATGGCTAATCCCCCACAATTAGAACGCATTGTTGTTTCAGTTGACCCAGCGGCCTCTGCTAACTTAGATTCGGACGAAACTGGTATTGTTGTTTGCGCTAAAGATGCAAAAGGCAACGGTTACGTTTTAGAAGACCTTAGCGGTAAATATTCCCCAAGCCAATGGGCAGCCGTAGCTGTTAAAGCTTTTGAACGATGGAACGCCGATTGCATTGTTGCGGAAAAGAATATGGGAGGCGATATGGTCGAAAGCGTTTTAAGGTCGCAAAATACGACCGCAAGAATAAAGCTAGTAAATGCAACTAAGGGAAAATACGTTCGAGCTGAACCAATCTATTCTCTTTATGAGCAAAATAAAATTTATCACATTGGGCAATTTCCAATCTTAGAAAATCAAATGATTACTTTTGACCCTGATAAAGGCAAATCTCCTGACCGAGTCGACGCGCTTGTTTGGGGATTTACTGAATTACTTTTAGGCTCAAAATTTACTTTCTCAATATGACAAAAGAAACAATTGCCTCTCTTATTTTAATGGTTATCACTTACCTTTTAATCGTCTTCGTGACGCTAGATTTTAATCCGTTAACGTGGCATTGGTTGGCTCGCGCTGCAATGGTCGTAATTTGGTTTTACGGACTTGCATTTTTAGAAAAAAATAAATAGGTATATTTGTTAAAACGAATATGCTATGCTATTAAAGGCTCTTCAGAATTACATCACCCCACAAGTCACGCCGACAAAGACTTATCCCGATGTAAATCTATTAAATCAAATCTTATACGGCCAATTCACCGCCTCAACGCTTGTTGTTTGGTATGATTCCAACCAGCAAACTTTTATCGACAAAGGTTACAAAGGCAACGCGCTGGTTTACTCAATCATTCGAAAGATAGCCGAGAAAGGCAAGCAATGCCCGACCTACGTTTACAAAGAAACAGAAGCGGCTAAGAAATACAGAGGCGGAAAATACAACTCCAAAGAGCTTAACAGATTGCAAAGCATAGCATTGAGAAAAAAAGAGCTGCAAGACGTTAACTATTCCGACCCAGTAAACCAGCTAATCAAAAACCCTAATCCAATGCAAACTTGGAGCGAGTTTTTGGATTCAATGCTAACGTGGTACAATACTAGCGGCGAAATATTTGTTTACGGATTTGCTCCAAATGACGGCCTAAACAAGGGCAAAATAAAGGAAATGTATGTGATGCCGTCCAACTACGTCGAGATTGTAGCTGGAAACTTATTTGAGCCAGTACGCGGATACAAATTGATTATCGGAGACCAAAATATTGAGATTCCAGCCGACCAAGTATTGCACATCAAAACCACCAACCTTACTTGGGATTTGAACGGAGCGCAACTTCGCGGAATGCCACCGCTTTTGGCTGGTTTAACGACATTACAAGCGAACAACGAAGCAACCGAGGCAAAGCAAAAGACTTTCCAAAACGGAGGCGCTAAAGGCATCATTTCGCCTAATATAACCAATCCTGAGTTTTGGCCATCTCCTGACCAAAGAGCCAAGATGGACGAAAGGATTGACGAAAGAATTAACGGCAATAAAAACATTAACAAAATCGTTGCCTCTTCTATTCCTTTGCGTTACGATGCAATCGGATTGTCTCCAGTTGCAATGGACATTATCAACTCGCAAAATATGGACTTGCAAACCCTTTGCGGTCTTTGGGGAGTTAATCCAGTTTTGTTTAGCTCAAACGCTACTTACGCGAACTTGGAACACGCGCAGAAGTCATTGGTTACCGATGTAATTATGCCACAACTCCAAATGATTGAGGAAAAGTTTACCCAATTTATTGGTAAGTCGTATGGAATGGATTACGTTGTTGATTTCGATATTTCCAGCTTTAGTGAATTGCAACCCGATGTCCAAGTTATTTTGGACACTTATGGTAAATCGCCTTACTTTACTGGAAACGAGGTTAGAAGCCTATTGAACTGGCACGCAAGCGAAGACCCAGCAATGGACGTGCATTGGATACCTAGCAACGTGATTCCTAGCGAAGAGGCTTTAGGCAATGCAGCAACCGACTTTGTAGATTTCCAAGCATAAGCAATGAAAAAAATAAATTATTCCAAGGTTAGAAGGTCAGCACAAGCCGACCTAAAGAGATACGAACGCCTTGGAGTAAAAATATTTACTGAGGCATTAAGAGAGCAAGCCAAGCCAGTTGTGCCTTTGTTGCCAATGCAAGACGCTTACGTTAAGTTTTACCAAGCTGTTTTTGTTGATTCAGCACGCAAAGAGTTTGACCGAATAAGACAAGATAACCGCGAAAAGGCATTTATTCCCGACGATTTCTTTTTGAATACTTGGAAAGAGTGGATTAAGGATTGGGTATTGCAAACACTTGGCCAGCTTATTTTTGACGTTACCGACACAACCCAAAAAAAGGTTAACGAAATAGTTGCTCAAGGAATCGAAGACGGATTAAACCCATTTCAGATTGAGAGACTTTTATTGGAATTTATCCCCGATGTAAAGCGAGCGCGAGCCATTGCTAGGACTGAATCGACACGAGCTTACAATGAAGGAAAAAAGAAATCGGCAGAGGATTGGGCAAGGCAAACAGGCACGCAGCTTTGGAAGCTATGGATTCACGGCGGAGCTAAAGAGCCAAGAATTGAACACATACAAGCGCAAGACAAGCCAATAAGATTCGACCAACCTTTTGTCTTTACAACTAAAGGAGTTGAAGTTTTTATGGATAAACCAGGCGACAAAAATGGCGGAGCGGCGCAGACTATAAATTGTTCGTGCGTTGTGGTTTATATTTCTGAATCTTATGCACGGCGAAACTTTCCTAATAGTTTTACCATTTAATCGCCTTTTGTTTCCTAATTTTTTTTCTTTGTATATTTGGGTAAACGAATAAGCAATGGCGGAAACGTATTCAGATTATCCCGAGGCGGTTAGAAATAACGCAAAGAGAGTTTTGGATTATGTTGAGGAAAACGGATGGGGACCTTGCGGAACGCCAGTAGGCAAGCAAAGAGCCAACCAGCTTGCAAATGGCGAGCCTCTGTCGGTCGATACGATTAAGCGAATGTTTTCGTATTTAAGCCGTCACGAGGTTGACTTGGAAACGTCTACGTCTTATTCGGATGGTTGCGGATTACTTATGTATGACGCTTGGGGCGGAAAGGCTGCATTAGTTTGGAGT